CGGCTTCATCGCTGAGACAGCGGCACCGGATGGCCCCCATTTCACTACGGTTCCTGCAGGCAGCATCGCGTATTCTGGCGAAGTTTTATCAGCCATGACTTTCTCTCTCTGAAGTTGGTAGCGGCTGCTACCCGTTGTTTTGAATGCGGTCCCGTATTTCTACCGCGAGGATTCGGAGAACGCGGGATTTGTTGTAATCCAGCGCCGGGCGAATGAAGGGATCAGGAATCTGCTTAACCGTACCGAACTCCTGAGCCAGTGCCTTGATGTAATGCTGCTTACTAGGACCGACCCGCAGCACGACGACGGCGTTACCTTTAGTACGGGTTGTTGAACGGATTTTGATGGAGTCACGCATGTGCGGCCCTTTCGCTGACTCGTCATAACCCGCATGCTCTTTCATATCCTGTTCCACGATTTCAAGCGCAGCCTTGCCAGCCTCGCGCAGAACCTTTGTCCCGGCCTTTTCGCCCAAGGCAATAAGCTGGCGCTCAAGCTCAGCAAGCCCGGTAACATCGATCCTGATCATGTTGCGACCTCCGGGCAGTAAAAAATATAGTCACGCGCACGGCGGTACTTCCCGCCGTCATCCGCATCAAAACTTTCGGACAGGCCGCCCCGCTCAACATACTGAACGGGGTAGCCGCCAACGGAGCCGTGGGTGATATCACGCCACAGCGTCCATAAACGGTTATCCCTTTCCTCATTGTTCCGATATGCAGATGAAATAAAGCTGAGCTGGAAGCGTGCGGCGATCAGCCGTGTGCGGATTGTCCCAGACTCAATATTCGGATCGCTGACCAGCTGGAGGGTGACGAAATCTGCTTCAGTCTGTGGTCCTATCAGCGGATAAACATTAATGCCCAGAAGATTTTCAATTTCGCTTTTCAGTTCACTGAACATGGCTGAAATCCTCTGTACACAGCACCTCAATGTTGCGACGGTCCCGCGTCGGAAGCGGTGCGGTTACTGTAAAAACCCGGCCTTTTCCTCTGCCGGTTACCTCTACAATCCTTGTTGTCGTTGCCCGGATATCGTCGCGGTAGCGCATGTAGATTTTGGTCGTGACAGATGACCGCTCAGCATTACCGCTGATAAAGTCACGTCCGGTAACTGAACGAATATCAGCAGGCACATTTTCCGCAACTTCTTTCCACCCTACCGGCTGCCCGTGATCATCCCGGTCGTCGCTTTTTACCTCAATGCGCACACGGTGCCTTAATCGACCGGGCTCCATCAGCTACCCCTTTGAGGATCGGCATCCTCTTTCCCGCGCCAGTTACGATGAATGAACATCATTCGCTCAGCTGCAGCGTTTTCATAAAGCTGAACTTCACCCTGCGCTGTTCGGTGTTCGAACATATCAGCGAACACCAGCAGAATGGCCCCCTTAATGGCTGCAGGAATATCTGACGGCACCTTCCAGGACGGCTCACCACAACGGCATTCACTGCGCACATGGTCAGTACCGGATGCATGCCGTGCCTGACGCGCCCGTTCAGCATCAGCGACTCCAGCGTATCAACCGCTGGACCCATATCCTTGAATCCCTGACCGAACTCGACCAGTGGCAGTGAAAGGCCAATGGCATCAGCATCTTTTCTGAACTGGTCAATACGCCATCGGTCGAAGGCAAGAGAGGTGAGATCGAAATCCGCGATAATTTCGGCTATGTCATTAACCACAAAAGCGTAGTCCACCGATGCGCCGGGCGTTGTCCGCAATAGTCCCTCACGCACCCATACGTCATAGGGTGCGCGATCTGTTTTGGTTCGTTCGCTGAGTGTTTTTTCTGGCGTCCAGAAGAACGGGAAGAAGTCCCAGATTCCGTCTTCACCTTCACCGGCCACCACGAAGGCGGTTAAATCATTCCGCGCTGACAGGTCCAGCCCCGCATACCATTTACGCGGCGTGTTTACCGGCTCGTTTCCACATAACTCCCACACGTTACGGGAAATAAATGGCGATACCGTTGATACGCGCTGATTAAGGTTCAGGTTGCGGAAGGTGTTTTCAAAGCTGGGCATTCGTCCGGCCTTTTCAGCCTGGCGCGACATGTCTTTTTCAGACCTGAAGGTTCCCAGCGCCGGGTTTGCCGCAAGCCAGCTCTCGCGCTTACTGATATCCGCCTCTTTTGGCGCTTCGTAAACGTGGCAGACGATATGCGGGTCTTTCGATTTCACCGCATCGTCTATCCATATGCTCAGCAGATCAGCATCATTTGCCGCCTGCGTACTGATGACAATCAGCAGCGGGCTTTCATGCGCACCCTGCGCCGTAGTTATCGCATCAATAAAATCATCCTGCGGCCCCCGCACCTGTCCGGTTTCATCAAGAATTGCCAGGATGGGTGACAGGCCGTGCGTAGTTTTCCCCTCAGCGGACAGCGCTTTGTATTCGACATTGCAGGGAAGCCCGATCAGCTTTTTACCACTCGGGGTGATATGAACAATTTCCTGAAGTTTTGGATTTAGGTTGACCATCTTCACCGCGAGGTTAAAAACAATGGCCGCCTGCTCACGGCTTAAAGCACCACTGACAATTTGCGTGTTCTGCACTGCTTCAGGTCCGACAAGATGAGCCAGCAGGATTCCGGCAATGAGACCGGTCTTACCGTTTTTACGGGCAATGCTGAGGATCGCCATGTCTGTTCCGGCGGTGTTGTCGTAAACCGCTAGGATAAAATCTTTTTGAAAAGGGTCGAGCTTCATTGGCTGACCAAGCAGCTTACCTTCAGGCACAATGCAAAAGCGCTCAATGAACGCTATTACACGCTCACCTCGCGTCGTCATAGGCTGTTATCCGTGCTTAGGGAAGGCGATCAGGTTGTCATCCTGATTTTCATGTTCGGTTTTGGTGCTGCGGGCAGCGCGGTCGTTCTGATTGCGTTTCTTCTGGTCCCGGCTCTCCCCGTTCGTGGCATGAGAGTGAATCTGTAAATCCCGGCGCTGCGCAAGAATGGTCCGCTGCAGTTCCGTTATCTGCTTTCTCAAATCCTTTATCAGACCCTCATTCCGCCCTTCGCCACGCATGCGCTCTTCTTTGCGCAAATCCCGGCGTAAAACGGTGATATAGAGCTGATTATTGGCAAGCTCAGCGGCTGCCAGCAGGTCTGCAGGCGTCCAGCTGTCCAGAGCTTTTGAACGGATATTGTCATGCCAGAAAGGTTCGGCTTTTTTCTCCAGACCCGCATGCACCGGGGGCTGGATGGTGTCCTCGGTTGCATTCTGCATGGCCTGAACTGCTGCCGACGAACTGTCGGAGCGGGTTCTTTTTTGTGCCATATGTCAACACCTTTAAAACTGAAAAAATCGGGTTAGCATTAAAATCAAACTTTGTCGGCGGTCATTTAAGCGAAAGGGCCTGAATATTTACCCTCCCCCCCACCCCAAAGATGATAATGGTTCTCGTTTTAATCCAGCGAGATGAAACTCATTCTCATTTAAGAAGTGATATTGATACCCATTACCATTTGAGGCGGATGCACCTGAAATGGTTTCACTTGGTTACTGATTCGAGTCCTTCGCTCTGCAGCTCTGCACCCACCAGACCCAGCGCAACTGTCGCCTCTCCATCGGGGTAGTCTGTCAGGAGTTGACGAATTACTTTTTCAGCCTGCTTAACTTTCGCCTGACTCTCTTCAGGCAATGAAGCGATGAGTCCTTTGAACATCAGGATCGTCTGTTGGTCTTGTGTCATTACCTGCTCCAGTGAGATGCGGGGTCGAGTGGATAGCCGCTGGCATCACAGCCAATCACGGTGCCGCTCTTCTCCATTCTCTGTTTGGTTGAGTCGTGATGCGCTTTGCACAGTGGCTGCCAGTTCTCTTTGCTCCAGAACAGGCGCTGTGCTTTCGATATCGCGAATGGATTGGCTGACTTCAGCGCGTCTTTGAGTTTATGCGGTTCGATATGGTCAACAACTGTGGCCGCTGTGATACTTCCCTGCTGCTCGCACATCGCACATAGCGGATGCTGCTGCAGGAAACGCAGTCTGGCTTTATCCCATCTGCTGCCATAAATGCGTGGCTCTTTGATGTCTCGATTCATTAAATAATTTGTCACCTCATGTATTAGGAATTATCTTAATAACTCACTTTTACAGGAGTTAAGTTATGGCGAAATACACGGTGCGCGTTGAACTTCATGATGCTGAAGGAAATGATTACGACAAACTTCATGAGGAGATGAGAAAGAGAGGATTCTCAAGAATATTAAAAATT